CATGTTGTGTTCCCTCGCTTTCTGTTTCTTCCGCTCTGCTTTCGTCCCCACATAATGGCGGAATTAGTAATTTGCTTAATATTGCGTTTTCTGCTTCTCTGTTTTCTCTGATTACCCTTAATTCCTCAATCCGGTTTTTACTTAAATCATCTATAAGCCTATGTAATCCGTCCGCCGCACTCTCAACGCCGTTTTCTTTCTCCCAGGCTTCAAAAATTGATACCACCGCCCCGGTTATCTGTTCATATTCCGTTCTAAATCCGGTTTCCTCTTCCTCTGCATCCAGGGTATTAAGAAAATCCGGCTTTTTCCCGGTAATCATTGCTTGGATGTAGTACCCTGGCACTTCCGCATTGACCGCATTTGTGATTAACTCCGCTTTGGCTGCTTCCTTTACCATTTCGTAATAATCCGGTTGCTTTACTGTTACCGGGCTATCTGATGTAAAATTGTCCATAAATCCCATTTATTTATCCTCGCTTTCTACTCTTCTATCACTTTGCACTCTCTTGGATATACCCCTATTTCCCTTTTACCAACTTCTATATAGTACATTTTCGTGCGTCTGTTTCTTGGTGGTTCTGTCTCTCTTCTTGTAACCGTGTGTACGCTCCCTACTTCCGGCGGATTAACAATAGGTAACACATCTGTAATTTTGATTTTCATTATTTCACTCCTTTATTTCTTCCATAATCTCTTTTATTTGGTTCATGGTGCTTTCCACCTGGGCTATTGTCATATTCTTATCGTCTATGTAATAATCCGCATAGATTTTTCTTGTATCGTTTCCCCACCGCTTTATCTGCTCCGGTAACGGCTCATTCACGGCATCAAATACAAGCCCTTGCAATCTGCACCACTCCACGGCATTTTCCAGGTCTGCCCCGGCTCTGCTTGTCCACAATATTATTTGGTGTCCCTGGGCTTTTACCGCTTTCGCAAAAGCAACCATTTTTTTGTTTGGGGCTACAATTTCCGGGAAACGGGTAATAGCCAATGTGTTATCAAAATCAATTGCGTATATTGCCATTATTCGCCCTCTCTTTCTGTTGCCGGGTTAAGGCTCATTTCATATTTCATAAGCATAGCGGCCGTCTGTACGGCTTCGCACGCAAGGTTAATTGCGTAATCTGCGATTTTAAGCGGTGTTATCTCTTCTTTCAGATAACAAGGCGTTTCTTTCCCTCTCACATCATCCCATAAGCACTTAAAGGATGTTTCTAACTCTTCAAGGGCTTCTTTGCTCTCTTCTAATTCCTCATAGGCAACCGCCACGCCCTCATGTTTTGATGTAAATAACGGGAATTGCTCATTTGCCCGGTTTAATTCTCTGTTGGCTGCTGCCGTGATTTCTTCTTTTAATTTCTGCATCATGTTGTGTTCCCTCGCTTTCTGTACTGCTGCACCCTAAACCATGTAAGGGGCTGCAAATTCATATACCGGCCTATCTGCTGCCGGGTTCATCTGCTCCGGTTTGGTATAAAGTTTTAATGTGATTGCCGGGTTTCCGTCTGTATCCGTTCCCCGTGGGTTGAAATTGTACTTAAATCCCAAATGGCTATTCATGGATGCACCTTTTAAGGTAAAGGCAAAATTACTTAATTCCCTTGCCCCAATCGTCACGCCCTGGGTGTTTAAATCTCTCCACCGCTTAAAGGTGCTTTTGATGTGTTCTAAAAAATCCGGCTCAATCTGATTGTTAATAGGCATCATTGTTTTTTCTTCCATGTGTTATTCCTCGCTTTTCAATATGATTTCCCGGTATATAGTCAACTGCAAATCTGAAAAACTGTAATTTGGTGTTTCTTCCGGGTGTAATGGCTGCATTAGTCCCAATTCCTTATATCTTTTATGGGTTATGTCCACTTTTTCTTTTAGCCGTGTGACCTCTTCCGCCATAAGTGCTTCATATTCTGCCATGTGTACCAAATTACCCAAATATCCGGCAAATAGTTCATTGCTTCCTTTTGTAATCCGTACACGGTCCGGGCCAGACATAACGGCCACAATATCCGCTAATGTCATACGCTGCACCTACCTTGTGGCTTCTACAATGGCGTTGTATAAATCCGGTGTTCTTTCCCCGGCTTCCAACCGCTCTTTTAATGGGGTAAGTAATGGATAAATGATTTTCCCCATATATCCGCCCGGTGCATATTTTGAAAGCATATCATTGACGGCGTTTTGTGCCGCTTCCCAATCTCTCAATATCTCCGGTGTTTCCCCAATCGTTATTCCGTCCAATTCTTCTTTAATGTGCTTTGCAAACATCTTTTCTGTTTCATCCGTTACGCACGCACTCGCTACGATTCCGCTATCAAGAAGAAACTGCAACATCCCGTTGGCTAATGAGTTCGGTGTTATGGTTTCCTCTGCCGGAATTGCTGTTTTAGTTGTTTCTTCCCGTCCTGCTGCTGTCTTGGCTTCTGCTTCCGCTGCTGCCAAAATGCTTTCCGCCGTTGGCTTCTCTTCCGGTTCATTCATTCCGGTAAAGTTCTTGTTTTCTGCTTCCATGTTTTGTTCCTCGCTTTCTTCTGCTGCATAAATGCTTTTTGCTATCTCTTCCGCTATTGCAGTAAATACCGTTGTAGTTACTGCGTTACCAAATTGTTTATATGCCTGGCTATCTGAAACAACTTGTTTCCAATCGTCCATAGGGAACGCTTGTAAAATTCCGTATTCTTTTGGAGTCAACTTTCGCACCCTCAACCGCTTTGTATCAAATATTTTCACTTCCCTTTGCCCCCCCCCGGATGTTGTAAGGGTTGGTGCTATTCCATTCACGGAATACACCCGGCGGCATTGGTCTTGAGCCTTTATGTCAAGCATCCCCACCATTTGGCAACCCTGGTTATTTGCTCTTTCCATTGTCTTGTTCCTTTCGCTCTTCTATAACTGCTATCATGTCTTTCTTTCCGGCGTACCCTTTATAATCCCTTGCGGTAAGGCACGGGGAAACATCCGCAATTTTTAAAACATTTCTTCCGCACTTATTGACCGTTACCGTTATGGGAAACTCTGTTGCTCTCTGCCCCACCTGGATTGACAATAACGTGTTGGTAGTTATGTTTCTTTGTGATGCTTCCGCCCCCCAACTCGTAATGTTTTTCCGCAACCGTTAGGGTCTAAAAGCCCGGTTTCCTCTGCAATGTCCGTAACAACGCTTTCTTCCGTCTGTTCATCTTCCAGGATGATAACGCCGTGTAAATCCTGGGCGGTAAGTGTAAACATTGGCTCGTCCTCTGCCTTTGCCCTCGGTCCGTTCTGCCGCTTGTTGATACGGTCCGGCGTAATGCACGCATGGCACTTTCCTAAACCCTCTAGTTTCTCTAACGCCTGGGCTATAATGGTTTGTGCCTTTTCATCCGGCAAGTAATATTTTTCCGGTACATCTTTTTCCAGGTAATCCGATAACTTCGGTACAAATTCGTGTTGCTCTTTCGGAAATGTAAATGTTAGGTTCTTTTTATTTCTGGTCCCTACTACTGCGTAACGGTCCCGGTTCTGTGGCACGTTCCAATATTTGGAATTAAACATTTCAATATGTGCCGTGTACCCGTGGCGTTCATATTCAAGGCGTAACACGGGCAAATACGGGCGTAATCCTCGCACGTTCTCCGCAATGATAACGGCCGGCATGGCGTGTTCTCTCTCTCTCTCTGTTTCTTCAAGCAATCGCATCATTTCAAAGAAACATCCGCTACGGCTCGCCGCCTTAAAATTGTTACTGCTGCACTTAGGACAAATGGTGTTGCCCGTGTACTCTTCCGGGTTTATCTCTATTTCCTCGCCGCAATCCTCGCATTTTAAAATCATGCCCCGTTGCTTTCCGGCAACGCTCAAATCCTGGCATGGGAAACCAAACGCCCACACATCCGCTTGTGGGATGTCTGCTTGGTGTAATTCCTTAATGTCTGCTTTCTGTACATGGTCCCCTACGTTTGCCCGGTAGCTCTCCACGGCGTATTTATCAAAGTCCCATGCCCCGGCTATTTCATACCCGGCATTTTTAAATGCAATACCCATTCCGCCGCATCCACAAAAAAAGTCATTAACCTTTAATTTTCTTTTCATCTGCTGCCGCCCGTCCTTTCGTTCATTGCTCTGTATAAGTCCTTTTTATTTGTGTAGACTTCGTTGGTCTGAACTCCGGCGGCATTTAACTTTGCTTTCACTTCTAAAAGTTCTTTTCTAAAAAATCTTTCTCTATCTCCCCTTGGTCGCTCTGTGAAATCAACTATTTTCCCCGGTGTTATAAGCAATCTTAATATTTTGGCGGTCGTTTCCCCGTACTGTCTAAAAACGCCATATTCTATATATGTTTTTTGCCATATAAACAATTTGAGCCCCAACGCCTTTTCCACATCTTCAATCTTTTTATCAAGTTCCGGCGTTGTGTAGTGCGGTCTGTAAAACCATTTTGATATATCCATGTTGAGTTCCTTTCTATATTGCTGCCGCCTGGCATTTATAAACTTCTCTGTGCTACTTCTGCCCGGTATGGTGTTCCCCCACGCTTCAATTCGTTATAAATCGTTGCTCTGTGAAACCCAACCGCCTTTGCAATATCTGTAACCTTTGCCCCGGTTCGCTCCATTGCTTCAATCTTCTGTCTGTCGGCGTATGTAATACGCTTATCTCCTTTTTTCACGTTTCCGCCCACCTTTCCTTAAAAATTGGCAAAATAAAAAGTGCTACAAGAGTTTTTTAATTCTCTTGTAGCACTCATATTTTCTATAATAAAAAATCAAGTGCGATAGAGTTATTAACCCTTGTCGCACTTGATTTTACAACTTAGCCTCTTTTTATAGCCTCTTTATAAATTTTTTCCTGCAGTTCGCGAAATTTAATTCTTGACAAATATCGATAAAACTGTATAATAGTACATGTGTCTTACGGACACACCCAATTATAGGGGATTGGTCAAATGGTATG